GTTGGCACCACAGCTTTCCCGGAATTCGGAATTGATAAAACTCTTTTCTTGATTCACGGTGAAGCCGACGTGTTCTAATACCTTGATTAGGGGGCGCGCATGCTCGTTACGACATATTATGTCGTCACCAAACACACTCGCCTTATCATCAAAGCACCGACTTACTGCAGTTAAGATCAAGGTCATCAATTCGAAGGTGAACCCGTTACCCATAGACGAGATTTTCTGCGTCTGATGGTAAGCCTTGTCAAGGCCGAATACGAATTCACTGCGCGCCGCGAGGCACGCCTCGAACAGATGCTTTGGTAAGAGGAAGCGACATAAAGCTACAGTGACAGAGTCACTGGCGTTCTTCATGTCGATCGTGGCACAAATCTCAGCTATCATCTCACGATGACGTTGGGCCAAGGTGTCAAGATCTATCGAAAAGAGGCGTTTTAGCTCTCTTCGGATATGCTCCCCGATCTGACGCTGCACGACAATGTTACCGAGAGGTTCAATGTTGATCGGCCGGTCCGTTTCGTTATTCTTCCTGACTCGTGAGAAACGCGAGCCGTGAACGAATTGCGTAATAAGACTGAGCTTATATTCAAATGAATCCCGTGCGGGATTCTTTGAACCGCGTTCTCTAAAGCGACGATAGATGTATTTATCCATCGCTTGTCGGGATTCGCGAAACATTGAATCACGGTACCATCTATTGTAGCGTTGACGAAACGCACGCTTCATGGCCTTACATTCCCACACAAAACGGGCGAAACGCTCGAAATTGCTAGGGGTGCAGGTCCATACGCTGCGACAAAGTCTAGATTCGATCGAATTTTGACCTCGCGTAGCAACCACCTCGCTCCCTTGCGGAAGCGAGAAAGTCGCATACTCGACTGGGCGGATGCTTTTCAGCATCTCCCTTGCCTTGTACAAGACTGGGAAGCGTATAAAGTCAGCAGGTTTGACTCTGGTGAGTTCTTGATCGTAATTAAGCCAATCGTCCCAACATTTCTGTTTAAGACGGGCAGCCGCGTTGCGATCGGGTTCCTGAAATTTCTTGAGATACCGCTTCACAGCGAATACCTCATCGAAGGCTTCTGAAGATGGTTTCATCTTAAAGCCACGCAGGACGCCCTGCATACGTTGGAGAACGTATGTGTAGTCACTCATAGGGAACTCCTTGAGGGTATATTTCAGTTAAGAATCCATCTCCCAACACCGCTGCCCAATAAAACGAGCAGCAGTACGAGGATTAGGAATGTCTTGTCAGACA